GATATTTTCTTTGGTATTGGGCGTGTCACTCTAAATAGTTTTACTATATCATTTCTATTTAGATGGCTTATAAAGGAAAATATCGACCATCTCACCCAAAGAAATATAAAGGTGACCCAACAGAAATAACCTTTAGATCATTATGGGAAAGAAAATTTATGATTTACTGCGATTCCAATGTTAATGTATTAGAATGGGCAAGTGAAGAGATTATTATACCTTACCGTGGTCCTGATGGAAAACCCCATAGATATTTTCCAGACTTCTATATGAAAGTAAAGGAAAGTAATGGTGTAATAAAAAGATATGTTATTGAAGTAAAACCTTTAAAGCAATGTTCTCCACCCAAAAAACCAAAAAGACAAACTAAAGGATATATTCGTGAGGCATTTGAATATGCTAGGAATCAGGCAAAATGGAAAGAAGCAAGAGAATGGTGTGCTGATAGACAATGGGAATTTAAAGTGGTTACTGAAAAAGAACTAGGTATAAAATAATGGCACAAAGAGAAACTTTTCTACAAAGTCAAAAAAGAAAATTAGCAGCACAAAATAGAATTACACCAGTCCTAGATGGATTATATGGAACAGAAAATCCTGATGATTTAGCAACTGAAGTATTAGATGTATTAACTGAAGGTGGTAAAGTTCCTGAAGTAGGAAACTATTATGTATTCGTCTATAAACCAAAAACACCAAACATACAATATGATCAACATCCACTAGTTGCTGTATTTGATGTATTTGAATGGGGATTTCGTGGTTTAAACTATCATTGGGGTGAAGTTAGACAATATACTTGGAATGAAGTTATAGGTGGGTTGTATAAAGTGAGTTCTTTAGAACTAAGATCACTAAGAACAATTCCTTTCGCTAGATTTCGTCTAAATAGTTGATAATCCATATAAAAGGTCGATAAATGGCTTTATCTTTTAAAGATGCATTAAAACTTGCTGAAACAGACCCAGGTAAAGATCTTATAAAATCTATACAAGGTTCAAGTAAGCAAACTACAAAAGATGGTGCTAAGAAAGACAAGAAAGATAAACCTATTGGTCAATATTATGAATACCCAATAGGTGAGGCTAATAAAAAGTCTCCTGATAGGGATTCATTATTAATTAAATGTATCCACTATCAACCACCAAAGTCTGGTAGTGATGATGCTATTAAATATGAAAAAGGACAAAAAGCACAAGAAGCAGTATATAGTAAACAGGGTGGTTTTTTTGGTATAGGTGGAAAACAAGTATTAGAAAAAGAAGCTGTAAAAGCAACAAAAGATAATTGGAATATAGGAACAGATGCTAGTGATAGATTTAACAGAGACGCTGGAACTAGTAAACAAAAAATTCAATATTATATTGAATTACCAATACCTCAACAAATAAATGATAGTAATTCTGTTACTTGGGGAGAAAATTCTATGAATTTATTCCAACTAGCAGGATTAACAGGTGCAAAGCAACTTATAGAAAATCCAAAAGAAGCAGTATCAAATATTGTGTCTGTAGGAAAGAATATCTTAGGTGGAGAAGGTGGAACTAATGAACTTGGATTAAATGCAGATGTTGCAAATGCTCTATCAGCTTCAGTTGCTGGTAAAGCAGTTAATGCTATGGGTGCAAACATTAGTTCAAGATCAGTTATATCAAGAGCAACTGGACAAATTTTAAATTCAAATAAAGAATTACTATTTGAAGGTGTGAATATAAGACAATTTCCTTTTAATATAACATTTACTCCTAGAAGTTCTGGAGAAGCAGATGCTGTTGGACAAATAATTAGAAAATTGAAGCAATCTATGGCACCAAAAAGAGGATCCACCACTGTTGCTAGTGCATCTGGTGGATGGCTTATACAAGCACCAGATGCATTTATATTAGAATATAGAAGAGGTATGCAAATACATCCATTCTTAAATAGATTTAAACCTACAGTTCTAACAAGTATGTCTGTTAATTATACTGGAGCAGGTACTTATGCTTCATATGCTGATGGAAAACCAGTTAGTATACAAATGTCATTGGTATTCAAGGAATTAAATCCAATTTATGCAGAAGATTACGATAAAGTTGAAGGAGGAGTGGGATACTAATGGGATACTTTAGAGAACTACCAAACGTAGCATATAAATCTCCACTATCACATAAAAATTCTTCTGGAGATTATATATTTGTTAAAAATATTTTCAGAAAAACTAAAATGATGGATTGGTTATCGACCAATGCCACATTATTTAATAAATTTCAAATAGGAGATGGTGATAGACCAGATACAATTGCAGAAGCACTGTATGGAGATCCAACTTTAGATTATGTTGTTATATTAACTGCTGGTATTACAAATATTAGAAATCAATGGCCATTAATGGACAATGATCTTTATGATTATGCTCTAGAAAAATATGGTTCTGAAGCAAATCTTAATGCAGCACATCATTATGAAACATATGAAATTAGGGATGAAAATCAAAATCTAGTTATGCCTGAAGGATCTATGGTAGATGATAAATTTAAAATAGATGGACCAGGTAAAAGACCTAATAATTCTTCAGCACAAATTCAATGGACACTTATAAAAGATTCTGGTAATGAAACAATAACTCAAGATGAAATAGGTATGGTTAATGCAACAGCAGGAGAAATAACAACTTTTAATTCTATTACAAATAATAATGGAGATGAAATTGGAGAATATAGTACTGGACCTGCATCAATATCAAATAGTTTAGGATATGCAGTATCCAATCTAAGTTATGAAATAATTGAAAATGAAAAGAAAAGATCTATAGATGTTTTACGTGAAGGATATTTACAACTATTCTTAAGTAATTTACGTGAAATAATGCAATATGATAGAAATTCCCAATATATACATTCTTCATTAATAGGTTCTCAGAACATTAATATCGTAGACTAAAAAAGGGGTTCGTTAGAACCCCTTTCTCGTGTTACTCAGCAGCGAGTTTAGCAAAGTATGATAACGTTTCATCATCATCTTCAGTTGCTGAAGGTGTAGATGCTACAGCAGCAACAGGTTCAACTGTTTCTGTTACATTACTACGTCCATAATCCTCATCCGCAACTTCAGGATCTTGGCGAACTGCAGTCTTGTTACCAAGAACATAACCAAGACGAGTCTTAAGTTCATCATATGATTTGAACTGATCAGCAGCTACATGCTCTTCTAAAGAATGCTCTTTCTTCCAGATTGCTTCTAGTGCTTCATCATCCTTAAGAAGAGGACTTACAGCAGAGAACTCAGAAGAGTCATAGTTTCTATAACCAGCAACGTTCTTTGCCTTCAACTTGAAGTTAGCACCTTGCCAGAAATCGAATGGATCAATTGCTTCTTCATCCTCAAACTCAGGCTGCATTGCTGCAGTTAGTTTATCAAAGATTTTCTTACCATACTTGTATAAGAAAGTCTTGCCTTCATTTTCAGGATTAGCAGGATCTTTTACGACATAGATGTTGCTGATATAGGTAAGTTTACGCTTCTGCTTACGAGCAGCATCTTTACCAGCATCTGTGCCATTATTCCAGAGTAAAGTATTGTGCTCTGAAACTGGATCTTTTTGCCCTAAAGTAGTAAGGGAGTTTTCAATGTACCAACCGCCAGGACCTTGGAAGGCATGGGAGTATAGTTTTACAAATGGTAGATCCTCACCATTTGGTGCGGGTAGGAAACGGATAACGGCATAACCATTGCCTGATTTATCACATTCTAGTTTCCATAGACGGTCATCACCTGACCCTCCAGTGTTATTCATTTTTTCGACTTCTTTCACAAGTTTTTGTGTAAGAGAGCCAAGTTTTGATTGCTTTTTAAGATTAGCAAACGACATTTAGATTACCTCGGATTAATTAGATTCGTTGGATGTTTAGATTATAGCAAAGAAGTGATTATAAGTCAATACGTTGCTTAAGAGATTCAATAGTATTCATCATACCATTAAATAATACAGATATATCTGTACCTGGTGGAAATCCCAGAGAAGAAATAGAATTTTCTAACTGCAATTTCATTTTCTTAGCATCAGGATCGTCTGAAAGTGACAATCTCGTATACATAATTCTTTGCTTATTTAATAATTCAGTTAAGTTTTCAATGTGTTCCACTTGTTCTTCACGAGACATTGTATCAAAAGAAAATCCAGAATTATAAATTCCTTCTTGCAAACCATTGATGTTTTGCAGTTCTTCTCGAACTATTTCAGAATCGAAAAAGTTACTCATTTACTATGTCCCTTAGTACTTTTTTAAATTGGAATACATTAATATTTAGGAAAGGTAAATACTTTTTTAATTTTAAACTTACGGTTTCCCATACAGGATCTGTTAATTTTTTATCAAAATCTTTTTTGAAAGAAAAGATTTTTTCCAGTATCGAAAGCGTTTCTAGCGAAATTTCTCCACCCAGATACCTTTTTAGTAATAGGGGATGTCCCATCGAGCAATTGAACACTTCTTCTAAGTTGTTCTCCGATAGCAATTCGTTGAGTTGTTCTCTGAACAAGTAAGTCAAACTCTGTTGACGCATCATCCACTCTGCGTATGTTCTTTCCCCAGAATTGATTATTTCTCCTATCCATAGATTTTGTGGGTTATTAGCATTAATAAAATTAGATAATAGGAAATCGACTATCTCTTGATCAGAGTATTTCCTAGAAGTCTTTTCAAACCAATATTTGTCCTTCCTCTTATTAAAGGAAGTCATAGTTGCACGA